GGTGGCTTTACCGCAACTGGTGTAGGTAGTATTAGTGCAACAGCATTAGCTTCATGTAGTGCAAATGCAATATTAGTAGGCGTAGGTAGTGTTTCAAGTCTAGCATCTCTAACCGCTATAGGTTATAGACTAGGTGAGGAATGGTCTACTTCTACCGCAGGCACAGAAACATGGTCTACAGTTTCAGCAGGTGTAGAAACTTGGACAAATGTAACAGCAGGTACAGAAACATGGAGTGATATAGCAGTAGGCTCTAACACTTGGACAGACACTTCTTCTAGTAGTAACACATGGCTTCAACAAGGATAAATTAAGGACTCAACATGGCAAAGACAAAAATTTCAGAATACTCAACAACCGCTGGAAGTAATACGGATATTGATAGCACCGATATTAATGAGGGTTGTGCACCTTCAGGGATAAACAACGCTATACGTTCCCTAATGGCTCACCTAGCTGTAGACTATATATCTACACAAGCCTATACCACTACAGCAACTGCGGCAGGTACAACTACACTTACTGCATCTAGCACACTATTACAATTCTTTACAGGCTCTACAACACAAACAGTCGTATTACCTGTAGTAAGTACTTTATCAACTGGACAACGCTACGAGATACATAATAACTCGTCAGGTGCTATTACAGTAAACTCATCAGGTGGAAACCTAGTGGCTACTGTCCCAGCAAGCATTACAACAGTTTGCACTTGTATCTTAATTACAGGCACAACTGCTGCTTCTTGGGATGCTGACATACAAGGCTTCACTAGCACAGTTCCAGTAGCTCAAGGTGGTACAGCAGCTTCAACTGCGGCAGGTGCTAGAACATCACTAGGTTTAGTGATTGGTACAGATGTGCAAGCGTATAGTGCAAACACAGCTTTTCTTAATACTGCACAAACATTTACAGCTTCACAACGAGGCACAATTACTGTCTTAACAGATGGTGCTACTATTACACCTGACTTTGCTGTGACTAATAATTATTCAGTTACACTCGGTGGCAATAGAACTTTAGCAAACCCTACAAACACAGTAGCTGGTCAATCAGGCTCTATCTTTATTACTCAGGATGGCACAGGTTCTAGAACTCTAGCATATGGGACTAATTACGACTTTGCTGGTGGCACAGCCCCTACACTCAGTACAGCAGCATCCGCAGTAGACAGAATAGATTATGTAGTTCGCACTTCTACATCTATCCATTGTGTATTTACTGCTAACTATAGCTAAGGAAAACCATGTCAGTAATTGGCTCTAATATATTAGCTGGTGCTAGTGGACAAGGTGGCGGTTATAACCTAACCAAATCTCTACGCTTTCGGTCTAGTGCTTCTGCTTATTTAAATAGAACTCCTGCTAGTGCTGGTAATAGAAAAACTTGGACATGGAGTGCTTGGATTAAACGAGGAACAATTAGTGCCGCATCAAACATGAATTTATGGGCGGCTGGTTCTAGTGGCTCAGATGAAATGTATTTTCAAATAAATACTTCTGACCAGTTAAGACTTTCTGACAACACATTCAATTATTTTGTTACATCACAAGTGTTTCGTGACCCATCTGCTTGGTATCATATTATTTTAGCTTTTGATTCAACACAAGCTACTGGTAGCAATAGGATTAAACTTTATGTAAATGGTTCGCAAGTAACTGCCTTTGCAACAAACAATATTTCAAGCATTACATTAAATGGCGATTATGCTTATCAAAATACAGTAGCACAAACAATAGGTAGACAAGCCCCATCTGCAAGTGGATATTACGATGGTTATACTGCTGAAATTAACAATATTGATGGACAAGCCCTAACCCCATCCTCTTTTGGTGAAACATCTACAACCACAGGTGTATGGATACCTAAGAAATACACAGGAACTTACGGCACTAATGGATTCTATTTACCATTTACCGATACTACTTCTACATCAACACTAGGAACAGACTTCTCAGGTAACAGTAATACTTGGACAGTTAATAACATCAGCCTTACTGCTGGTTCTACATACGACAGTATGACCGATGTGCCTACGCTGACAAGTGCTACTACGGCTAATTATGCGGTAATGAATCCTTTGCGACCTTTTGGTGGTTCACTTTCAAATGGAAATCTTACTGCTGTTACAGGTAATAGTGGCTCTGCAAATTCAGGATTTGTAACTTCAACAGTATGGCTTCCAACAAGCGGAAAGTTTTACTTTGAGGCAACCCCCACAACTGTTAGTGATATTGCTATTGGTTTAACAACTGATTCAAATATTCGAGCCGCAATGTATTACAGAGGTGGTGACATTTACATTAACGGAAGTGTTACAACATCTCAAGCATCTTATACAAATAATGATGTAATTGGTGTTGCTGTTGATATAGGTGGTGCAACAGTTCAGTTTTATAAAAACAATGCCGCACAAGGAACTGCTCAAAGCATTAGTGTAATAACAGCACCATTAGTAGCTTCTTTAGCTCAATTGTCAGGCAGTAGTTCAGCTACAGCAGAAGTAAACTTCGGTCAAAGACCATTCACCTACACACCCCCATCAGGCTTTGTAGCACTAAACACATATAATCTTCCAACCCCGACTATTGGTGCTACTGCATCTACAACAGCAAATGAGTATTTTGATGTAACCACATATACAGGTAATGGTGGAACTTTAGCTGTTACAAACAGTGGCTCAATGCAACCTGATTTTGTATGGCTTAAATCTAGAAGTGCTGCGTATGACCATTTGTTATTTGACTCAATTAGAGGAACAGGAAAAGCATTATTTTCATCTAGTACGGCAGTAGAAACCACAACAAATAATATGTCTGCTTTTAATAGTAATGGTTTTACTGCGCTATATGATGCAACATATATTGGGTCAAATAATTCTGGCGTTACGATGGTCGGCTGGCAATGGAGAGCATCAAACGCAACAGCCGTAACCAACACAGCAGGTTCTATTACATCTACAGTAAGTGCTAGTACAACTGCTGGTTTTAGTGTTGTTACTTGGACAGGTACTGGAGTTAATAACGCTACAGTAGGTCATGGGTTAGGTGTAACTCCAGCAATGATTATTGTTAAAAATAGAACATTAACTTACAATTGGGATATTTATCATCAATCTTTAGGGATTACAGCAACACTTATATTTACAACTGCGGCAACACGAAATGTAAACGCATTTGGAACAAACAACCCAACATCGTCTGTATTTTCGGTTTACGATTCTTATACAAATACTAGCGCTTCAAACTATGTAGCCTACTGCTTTGCACAAATCGCTGGCTATAGTGCATTTGGCTCATACACAGGTAATAATTCTAGTGATGGTCCATTTATATTTACTGGGTTTAGACCTAGGTTTGTGTTGTTTAAAAATGCAAGTGCGGGTTCCCAATGGATTTTATTAGATACTGCTAGAAATACATACAATGTATCAAACGCTTATCTTGAACCAAATACTCCTGATACTGAAAATACGGCAAGTAATGTTTGTGACATATTATCAAACGGATTTAAAATTCGTACAACTGGCACAGATTTTAATGATTCTAGTAACACTTACATCTACATGGCTTTTGCCGAAAACCCCTTTAAATACAGTAATGCTAGATAGGAACAATTATGCCTTTTAAACTCGGAACAAAGACTATCCAACTGGATACCCCATTCACACACAATGACATTCAATATCCAGCGAACTGGATTCGTTTGGCATCGGAAGAAGATAAGTCTGCTATCGGTATGACATGGGAAGCTGATGCTGTTAGATATGACGATAGATATTATTGGGATGGTGATATTAACAATCCTAAAGCATTAGAGGACAAAGAGGAATCTGATGCAGATGGTAATCCTATGTATGTCAAAGTATTAGGTGTGGTAGATGGTAAACCAGCAATGGTCGATAGCACAGAGAGATTAGTAACCAAAGGATTAAAGTCTAACTTTATCGCCCAAATTAAACATACGGCTGGAACTATTCTTGCTCAGACTGATTGGATGGTAATCCGCAAAGCTGAACGCAATGTAGATATTCCTAGTGCTGTCGCTACCTACCGTGCTTCGGTTGTCGCTAAAGCAAGTGAGTTAGAGATAGCGATTACTGCGGTAACGACTGTAGAGCAATTGATTGCTTTAGACCTTTCTTTTCCATCGGATAAATCATGACTGAAGCTGATTTAAAACTCCTAAGCCACGAAGAAGTCTGTAAGGTTCGATACGAACAGATTAACGCTAGACTAAAGAGACTAGAACAGATTCTCATTGGCACTGCTGGATTCATTATTATTACTTTATTAACTTTGGTACTTAAATGAGAGAAATCTCAGTCGGTAAAAACCTTACCGCAAATACTTTAACAACGCTGTACACTGTACCACGGCAGCACACTGCACGATTTTATACCCTGTATGCACATAATACAGGTGGCTCTACAAAGCATTTCAGTGCGTGGTGGTACGATAGCAGTACCGCTACCGAAGTTGTTATTTTATTAGAATACAACCTAAGCAGTAAGACATATCTGCATTTAAACGGTTCTTCGTATATCTTCTTTGAAGAAGGTGATGAACTAAGAGTAAAATCAGAAGCTGGCTCTGCTGTTAGTGTTATTGCTACTTTTGAGCAGGAATACAAAACCACAACTCCTCATGGAGTTTAACCTAGAAAGGAAGTACTATGCCAATGGTCAAAGACAAGAAATTCCCTTACACAACAAAGGGTAAGAAAGAAGCAAAGACCTACGCTAAGAAGACTGGCGCTAAAGTCGTTGCTAAACCCATGAAGAAGATGGGAGCGATGCGTGGCTACTAAGCCGGGTCTCTATGCCAATATCGCCGCCAAGCGTCGTCGTATCAAGGCTGGCTCAGGTGAGAAGATGCGTAAGGTAGGCAGTAAAGGCGCTCCTACCGCTACAGCCTTTATTGAGTCAGCAAAGACTGCCAAGAAGAAGAAATAATGGTTAAGAAGGTCTATCAGAACCCCAAAGGTGGTTTAAACGCCAAAGGAAGGGCTTATTTCAAGCGAACTGAAGGCTCTGACCTCAAACCCCCAGTATCGGCTAAAGCTGCTGCAAAGTCCCCCAAAGCGGCTGGGAGACGAAAGAGCTTCTGTGCAAGGATGGGAGGCGTCAAAGGTCCAATGCAGGATGAAAAAGGTAGACCTACTCGTAAAGCACTAGCATTAAAGAAATGGGATTGTTAAAATAACTCTTGACACAGAGTTAAAACTGTGTTAAACTAAGGAACATTATGGCAACGACTTACCTACAAGCAGTTAATAGTGTGCTACGACGGTTAAGAGAAACCGAAGTTGCTACTGTCAGTGCTACTGCCTATGCTAAACTAATTGGTGAATTTATCAACGATGCCAAGACATCGGTTGAGTCGGCTTATAATTGGAATGCTCTATACGACACAATTACCGTAACGACTGTCGCTAATACTTCATCGTATTCGTTACCAGACACTGGTGTACGCTTTAAAGTAGTGGATGTACTTAACGATACGAAAGACAGTGAACTGCGTCTTGCCCCTACTCGGTGGATGAACTTACAGTTCTTAGTCACAAGCCCACAGGCGGGTTCTCCAAGTTATTATAACTTCGTAGGACAGGACGGCAACGGAGACACCAATGTGCGTCTATTCCCTGTCCCTGACGGTGTCTACAGCATTAAGTTTAATGTGTTTAAACCACAAGCAACATTGTCAGCAGATGGTACTGTAATTAAGGTTCCTGCTGATGTTGTAATTCTGAACGCCTACGCAAGAGCATTAGTAGAGCGTGGTGAAGACGGTGGATTACAATCCTCGGAAGCCTACGCTTTAGCTCGTAACTTGATGGCGGATTATATCTCTTTAGAGTCTAATCGTTATCTTGAAGATACGAACTGGGTTCCAAGTTGAGCAAGCCATTACAAGCAGCCACTATTGCTGCGCCGGGATTCATGGGGTTGAACACGCAGGACAGTAGCGTAACCCTAGAGTCCGGCTTTGCCTTAGTTGCTAATAACTGCATTATCGACAAGTTTGGTCGTATCGGCGCTCGTAAGGGCTGGGACAATGTTCACGCTACTAACGCTGACTTGTCTACTGCTGTTGTAAAGACAATCGCAGATGTCAGAGGACCAGATAACAATACAGTTCTGTTTGCTGCTGGTAACAACAAACTGTTTATAGAGCAAGCAGGTGCGTTAGTTTTAAAGAATGTACGCAATGCTGCTGACTCCGCTAATGTGTCCTATACCATTAGTGATAGTCATTGGCAAGTTGCTAATATACAGCAGACTGGTGAAACAAAAGCATTCGCTACAGTAGTACAAGCAGGTCATCCTGTCTTGTTATTAAACTACTTAACCAGTGCTTTTGGCTTTCAACAGTTAGGTGATTTAGGAACACTACCGGGGGCGTATACAACCGCTTCCTTTACTCCTAATTGTGCTATTGCAGCATATGGCAGAACTTGGGTAGCTGATATTGCTGCCGACAAACAAACAGTGTACTTTACTGATTTATTAGATGCAACGAATTATAGAACAGGCACTTCAGGTCGGTTAGATATTTCTGAAGTAGTTGGTGATGGAGACCCAATCGTAGCATTAGCGTCCCACAATGGGTTCTTAATTATCTTTTGCACACGACACATTGTTGTCTATGCTGGCGCACAAGACCCATCAACAATGGCGTTGTCTGATGTAGTTACTGGGGTTGGTTGTCTTGCTAGAGATTCAGTACAGACAACTGGCACAGATGTTATCTTCTTGTCCGATACTGGAGTGCGGTCTCTGACAAGAACCATTCAAGAGAAGTCTGCTCCGTTTAGAGACTTATCTAAGAATGTTCGTGATGATTTATTGGCGTATGTTACTGGTGAAACTGTAACCAATATTAAATCTATCTATAGTCCTACAGATGCGTTTTACTTGTTGTCGTTCCCGTCACAGTCTATTGTGTATTGTTTTGATACACGAGTAATGATGCAAGATGGTGCAGCAAGAACTACAACATGGTCTGGTTTAGTGCCGTATTCGTTTGCACTAACAAAGGATAAAGAACTGTATTTAGGGTTAGCTGGTTATGTCGGTGAGTATACTGGTTATCAGGACAATGGTACTGATTATTCCATGTCTTATTATACCAACTACTTTGATTATCAGACACCGACAACACTGAAGATATTCAAGAAGGCTGACTTCTATATCATTGGCGGTGCTGACCAAACAGTCGCAATCAAGTGGGATTTTGATTATGAGGGCAGTTACGAATCAGAAATTAGAACTTTAGATTCGTTAACAATTGCTGAGTATGGTATTGCTGAATATAACATTGGTAAATATGCTGGTGGTGCTGTTATCAGTCGATTAGATGTGCCGACTTCTGGTACAGGACGAGTATTACAGATTGGACTAGAGTGTGATATTAATGGAAACGCAGTATCCGTTCAAAAACTGGATGCTTATATTAAATTAGGAAGGGTGGCTTAATCGTGGCTAACTACACAAAAACAACTAACTTTACTGCAAAAGACTCGCTATCAAGTGGTGATAGCAATAAGATTATTCGTGGTTCAGAGTTTGATACTGAGTTTAACAATCTTGTTACTGCTGTTGGAACCAAAGCTGACTTAGCAAGCCCTGCGTTGACTGGTACTGCTACAGCCGTTAATCTTACTGTCTCAGGAGCGTTAACTGCTTCGGGCGGTATTACATTGACTGGTACGCTAACAGGCGGTACTATTGATGGCGGTACATACTAATATGGCAGAGATTATCGACAAACAGATGTCTGCTACGGAGATTATCCGTAAAGACCTTGAGAAGCGTGGACTTACTAAACAAGAAGAGAAGTTTCTTAAAGGTTTAGCCTTGCTGATTCAACAGAATAAAGCAGTAGTTGTTAGACACAACAACACTGTGTTTGTCGGTATTCGTAAAGGACGAGAAGTATTAGAAGTGCATTTGTTTACTTTAGATACTCCTAATATGCTGTTAGGCGCAATGAAGGTCGGTATTGATGCTGTAAAGAAAGCTGGTATTAAGAAGCTAGTATCTGAAACAGATAACTATAAGTTAATAACAATGATGCAAAAGATGAACTTACCTGTTGAAGTAAATAAGAAGGGTAAGATGTTTGCATGGTCACTGGAGTTTAAATAATGGGTAGCAATCCAGTAGCGGCAATTACAGACCCGATATCGTCGGCACTAGGCACTTCAGGTGGTGATGGTGGTCTATTAGGCGCTGTAGAAGGCATCGGTCAAGAAATTGGCAATGCTGGTGAAATCATTGACAATGCAGTCATTCAACCAGTTGTAGACGACCCTGTTAACACAGCCATAAGAATAGGAGCTTATTATTTTGGCGGTCCTTTAGGACTCGCTGTTGCAAGTGCTGGTATTTCTGCAGCACAGGGTAAGGAACCAGAAGAGATTGCTAGAGATGCTGCTATTTCTTATATTGCAACTGAAGTAGGCGGTGAAGTCGGCGGTGCTGTTGCCGGAGAAACAGGTTCTCAGGTAGCAGGTACTGTAGCACAAGGCGGCACAAGTGGTGCAACAAGTGCAGCATTATCTGGAAGAGACCCAGAAACAGGTTTTATTGCAGGTGTGACCAATGCTGGTATTACACAGGGTGTTAACTACGGAGTAGATTATGGGGCTGGTTTATTGACCCCATCAACAGCACCAACCAATGTAGTAGCAAGTAATACTTCCGGAACAACATCGGATGTCGGTGTTGACCCTACTTATCAAGCATGGATGAATGCTATCAATAGCGGTGATGTTGTACCAAATCGACCACTAACACAAGCGGAGTTACAAGCAGCAGGAATAACTACAGGAACTACAGGTATGGATGAGAACTTATTTAACTATGATATGTCAGGCGGTAATGCCGACGCAGGATTAGCTTTTTTTAATCCTCCATTAAATCTAGGAGATGTAGAAGCCCAAGACGGTGGTTTCTACGGCGGTGCGGCTCCTGCAAACCCATACGAGAATATGTCAGACACTCAACTTGCTTCAGTTCTTGCAAGTCGTGAAGGAACGGATAGTAATACCGCTTTAAACCTTATTAAACAATACGGAACACAAGCAATTAAGTCGCTGCTTGGTGGTAATCGACCAGCAGGCACAGGCGGTACTGGTGCTGGCGGTACTGGTGGTAATACTGGTTTAGGCGGCTTACTTGGAGGCGGTGTTAACGCTTATTTGTCTAGTCAACAACGCCAAGCAATTCAGAATGCTTATAATCAACAATCACAACAAGTAGCACAGGCTGCCGCTAGAGCGCAACAACAAGCGACATTTAAACCTATTGGTATTACTACTGCTTTTGGTCAGTCACAATTCCAAGTAGACCCAACTACAGGTCAATTAACTTCTGCTGGCTATACACCAACAGCACAAACAACACAGCAAATACAAAACCTGTTTGGTTTAGGCGCTCAAGCATTGCCAACAACTGCAGACACACAAGCAATTCAACAACAATATATTGCTCAACAGCAGGGGTTATTAGCACCGGGTCGTGAACAACAACTAGCACAGTTGCGTAATCGTCAGTTCCAGCGTGGTACAGGTGGTTTAGCTACTGGCGGAACTATGGCAGGCTACGCTCCCGGCGCTACTGGTTTAATGCAGACAAATCCTGAGATGGCGGCATACTACAATGCACTTGCTAGAGAAGACGCTACTTTAGGCGCTAATGCACCTACTTATGCTCAGAATCTACTCAATGCACAAATCAATACTGGTACAGGTCTATTTGGCGCTGCAAACACTCTAGAAGGATATGCTAGACAGCCTCTAGCATTATCATCTGACCTTGCTAAAGCACAAGCCGCTTCTGGTGCATACGCTGGTCAACTTGGCTTGACAGGACAACGACAAGCTGCTCAATTAGCTGCCGAAGGTTCATTATTAGGTAATGCAGCAATGCAGGGTACTTACAATCAGTTAGGACAAGTAGCAACTGGCGTAGGTAATACTGTTGGCGGTATCTTTAGCCAAATCCCAGCAATTCAGAATTGGTTAGCATAAGGAATAATCATGGCACAACAGTTTGATGGTATTGTAGGTGGTCTATTTGGAGCTTCTCCGGAAGCGTTGAATATTGCTCGTGAGCAACAAATGCTAGACTTTGCAAGCAAGGTTGCAACTGCAGAAGGACAACAGCCCGGCTTAGGTTCTGTTTTAGGCGCTAATGTCATGGGTGCTAGAGGAATTAGAGAACTAGGCGGTGTCTTTGGTGTTCAAGACCCGTTAATGCAAAGAGTGTCTGAACAACAACAGCTATTAAGCGGTGTTGACTTTACAGACCTAGAATCCTTGACCAAAGGTGCACAGCAGGCAACTGCGTCTGGTCGTCCTGATATTGCAGATGCATTAGCAAAGAGAGCATTAGAGATTAGAACTAAAGTAGATGAAAGACAAGCAACTCGTGATACACAGTTATTAATTGCTCGTGAGCGTATTCAGGGTCAATTGGATGCGGCAATTCAGCGTGGTGCTGACCAGAAAGAAATAGCAAGAATCATGACAGAAGGTCGTCGAGAGCTTGCTGCATTGACTGCGTCTTTAAAAGGTCCTAAAGTACTTCCAGCCAGTTTACAAAAAGAAGAAGGTAAAGATTTAGAAACAATTGATAGTTATGTTGCACAACGAAGTGCCTTAGATTCTTCTATTCGAGCATTAACACCAAATGAAAAAGGTGTTAGGTCACTGGAGTTGGGACCACTAAAGAATGCTGAATATTTAGCACGAAACGCTGCTGGTAACTCAACACCAGAAAGTCGTACTTTTGAAGCATTGAAATCAGCAGTAGATACGGCTGTAAACTTACAAGTTAGTGCTGAAAAAGGTGTTCAAACTGACGCTGATGTGAAGCGTTTCGCTCAAGCCTTAATCGCAGCTTATGGTCGAAATGATAGTCAAGCCACATTTGAAGCGTTAAAGCGGTATCAAAATGCTATTATTGCAGCCGAGAACAGAACTAAGACCCGTGTAGAATCTCGTAGAAAATCACAAGGTATTGACGAATATGGTTTTGGTACTTCGGAAACTCCTTCAGGTGATAAGAAAACAAAAACTATTACTCTTAAAAACGGTACAGTTGTAACGGTAGAAGATTAAGGATAAAAATGCCTAAATATACAATTGGTGGACAAACAGTTAATTCCCCTGTTCCGTTATCGGAAGATGATTTATTAGAATTATCTCAACAGTTAGGCGGAGGTGTGCCACAACCACAACCGACAGCCGCTGCTTCAACGGATGTGCCTGCTGTAGTTGCCCCACAGCCAACAGAACAACCTCAAGCCACTCCACAAAAACGCTCTGTGGTTGATGAGCTTGGTCGTCAGATAGGACTAACAGGCAGAGCAGCCTATGAAGCATTTACTTCTCCAGCACTTGCGGTCTTAGAAGCTGGGCGGGGTGCATATAACTTAGGCGCTCAAGCATTAGGTTCTGAAAGTAGAATACCATCTTTTGCTCAAGCACAAAGTCAAATGCTAGGTCAGGTATTACCCACACCAGAAAATATGACAGAACGAGCAGTTCAGGCTGGTACACAGGCAATGACAAGCACTGCTGGTCTAGCTAAATTAGCACCAACTGTGCCTGTATTAGCAGCGGATATGGCTCGTCAAATACCTTCTGCTGCTGTTGCAGGTTTAGTAAGTCAACCTGTAGCTGAGAAAGTCAAAGACATTACTGGTAGCGATTTAGCAGCTTTAGTTGCTGGTGTTGGTTTTGGTACAGTCGGTTCTGCAACAACTGGTAAAGTATTAAGCGCTACCGCACCCGGCAAAGCTCCATTATTTACGATGGAAGAAGTAAAGAAAAGAGCCTCTGATTCGTATAATAAGATGGATAGCCAAGGTGTCTCTATTCAACCCAAGTCAACACTTAATTTAGTTGACGATATTAAAGTTGCTTTAGATACTGAAGGAAGAATGATTCCAGCAACAGTCCAAGCCAATTCAGTAAACGCAACACTAGCGCAAGTAACTAAAATTATCAATCAACAACCACAAGGTGTTTCATTTACTGCACTAGAAAAAATACGCAGTACTTTAAATGATTTACGCATGAGTAGCGATGCTGATATTAGTCGCTTAGGCGGTCTTGCTGTTTCTAAAGTAGATGATTACATTAGTAATTTATCTGGTAAAGATATTCTTGCAGGCAAAGCTGGGTTAGACGCTGCTGTTAAAAATGTTATGTCTGCTAGAAAAGACTGGAGAAACGCTAGTCGTGCCTCAGTATTAGACGATGCTTTAAATGTAGCAGAAGTAAAAAAATTAGACCCTAAAGCATCTGAAAGTGAATTAATCCGTAGAGGGTTTATTAATATTGCTGCCAGCAAAGACAAGATGAATTTGTTTAATAAAACAGAACAAAACATTATTAAATCTGTTGCTCAAGGTGGAACTTTAGACCCCGTATTAACTTTAGCTGCACAGTTTAGTCCTCTTCGTTCTAAACTAGCCGCTGCTGGAGGCGCTTATGCTTTTACGCAAGCACCTATGGCTACAACTGCGGTTGCTGGAACTGGTTTAACTGCAGACTTATTACAAGGTGCATTACGCCGCAGAGCAGCTCAACAAGCCGTTAAACAAATTGCCTCAGGCGCACAAGCACCAGCCCCTAACTTAGGGTATGTAGGTTTACTAACTGGTGGATTAAATCCTCCGGGACAATAAGAACATGAATCATGTCCGACCAATTTGGGTTTCTCGAAGGAGCAAAGTCTGTAACTAGTAGTATGGATGCAAGCCGTAAGGCTAGTCATTCTATTACTAAAAGCATTACCGATGTACAGAAAGATGCTGCAGATGTTGCTCAACAGCGTCTAAACGAACGCCGTAGAGAACAGTATGTCCATGCAGACAGCACGATTATCTCTGCTGTAAACGAGTGGGAACGCCTACTCAGAGCTAAAAAGACAGAAGAACAACTACAACAAGAAATCATTCGTAATCACGGTAAAGCAGCGTGGGCGGAGATTCAACAAATTAAACAACGACAATTGAAAGAAAAAGAGAATGATAAGAAGTTCTTTAGCGAAGAAGTTAAGAAGGTTAAAAGAGTCATGGTTATCTGCTATATTGTGGCTGCGTGGATTGCTTGGTATCTAACTTGGGGGATTAAGAAATAATGTTACCATTGATGGCACTATTTGATGTTGGGATGAAAGTCCTAGATAAGTTCATTCCTGACCCTGAAGCTAAGGCAAAGGCTCAGAAAGAACTACTGCAAATGCAACAAGAGGGTAAACTAGCTGAACTCAATGCCGATAACATAGAGGCACAAGAGATTAGTAAAAGATGGACTTCTGACATGGCGTCAGACTCTTGGTTGTCTAAAAATATAAGACCATTAAGTTTAATAGCCATTTTTACTGGTTATTTTATGTTTGCAATGATGTCTGCTTTTGGATATAATGCTAATGAGTCGTATGTACAATTACTTGGAAATTGGGGAATGTTAGTATTTGGCGCTTATTTTGGTTCACGCAGTTTAGAAAAGATAGCAGAGATAAAAACAAAAGCCAATGATACAAAGTAAACAATGCTCCCATTGTAAACAAGTAAAATTGTTTGAGTGTTTTAGTCCTGACAAAAGAGTACCAAGCGGTTGTCAATCTAAGTGTAAAAGTTGTACAGCCGAATATCAAAGATTTAAATACGCTAACAATCCAGCTCATTTTAAGAAACTTGTAGCAGATAGTGTAAAACGAAACTATAAAAAGAAACTACAACGCAACAACGAGTATCGAGCAAAAAATCCAGATAAAGTGTCTTCTTGGAAAAAGAAAGATAGGACTGCTAACAAAGTTCGTGTAAATTCTGATAACGCTATGCGTAGAGCTAAAATTAACGGGTTAGTTAATTCTGACATAATGCAGGTGTATGCTTTAAGAGATTTTTATACAGCCATGTCATTGGGAGAAAAGTTTCATGTTGACCATATTGTACCACTTGTAAAAGGAGGACAGCACCATGTTGAAAACTTACAAATTATTCCTGCTATTGATAATCTTAGAAAAGGCGCAAGATGAACCTAAGCCCTAACTTTACCTTAGAAGAACTAACCCACTCAGAAGTAGCTGAGCGTAAGAACTTAGATAATACCCCTAACGCCAGTGAGGTTGCTAACTTAACTAGACTAGCAGCTTTGCTTGAGCAAGTTAGGTCTTTATTAGGCAAGCCTATCATGATTAACTCAGGCTTTCGCTCTAAACCAGTTAACGACTCCGTCGGTAGCAAGGACACTAGCCAACATAGGCTGGGTTGTGCAGCCGATATAAGAGTCCCCGGAATGACCCCTAAACAGGTCGTAGAGGCGTGCATTGAAGCCAATATAGGGTATGACCAAATCATAGAAGAATTTGGCTCTTGGACCCATCTAAGCGTTCCTAACACTATTTCTGACAAGCCTCGTAGACAAGCCCTAATTATTGACAAGAATGGTACTAGGAATTTTGTGTAATATACGATACATTTTGTAGGTAGTTAGTAACATTTATTGACATTTTGTACATTATCAGAAACAAAAAAGCCCTCCGAAGAGGGCTGTGAAGATACGACCTAGGGGTTAAATCTCACATCCGTTTGCAGTACAGCTCAAAGTCTGAGCGCCTTCCACATTATCGTCATACTCTTTGAAGTTCTCCCAGTCTACAGCATTGGGAACTAAGGCTTTTAACTTGTTATAAGTCTCCTCATCACACTCCTCGTAAGGCGCTTGTTTGTAAGTGCCACCATCCATCGGTAGGAAAGACACTCCAGTTACTTCATCGAAGTGGCGATACACCCACGCTCCGACATCCATCCATTCATCTTCACGCACTGAGATGGTGACAGATGGTTTATGTTCACAGTAATGCCGTTGGAACAGTAACCATAATCGTAAGTGCTGGATAGCAGTCAAGTCTTCACGCAATAGTCCACCATCGTCTACCTTAACAGGAAAGCTAAAGACAGTAGTAGAGTCTGGTTTCAGATAGCAAGGCTCACCGACAAAGCCAGAGGAAAGCATAAACTGTGTTAATGGGTCTTTGTTATCAGCCCGAACACGGCGTATGTAATACTTGCTATGTTGAGGATGAATCCCAGAAGCAGTACTGCAAAGCTGAGAAACGGTTCCTTCTGGTTTGATAGCAGTAACCGCCACAGACTGATTAATACCAATAGCTGCAGCAAATTCAATGTTAGTAGTGATAGCAACATCTCTTAGTCTCTCCAATCGAGCAGGCAAGTCTTCATCATCAGGGTTGTTCAATAGTTCATTGTCGCAGATGCCAGTCATCGACACACCCAATAGCGCCTCTTCCTTGGTGTTCTTTTCCCAAATCTTACGCAGGTAAGGAAAGTCTGTTAGCGATGCTTGGAAGGTTCCCAAAATCGTTGCCAAGCGGACTTTATTCTCCAAGGTAGATACAGTATCGTAGCTACGCACAATACAACTGGAAAGATTACAAAACTGATAAGGACGAAGGATAATTTCACTACAAGGGTTAGTGCCAAAAGCATAGGTTTCGTCTCTGCGACCATTCTTTGCTGCCTGTTTCTGAGATGCTTCACGATTAAATATTCCTCGCTCTCCAGAGTGTGATTCATAGATACTTGTCCATTCACGCATAAACTGCCCGATACCGGGGGTTTCAGTATAGGTAGCAGAGTTGTTAGCTAAGGCTCGGTG